AGTTTGCAGCTGCTGCGATTGCTGATTCAGGTTGCGTAGCTGCTGCGATGCACCGCCAGCATTGACCTGAATGTCAACAACAGCAACAGCCACCGCAGCACCTCCCTATAGCAGCAGTCTACCGGCGCTTGGCTTTATCAATCGCCTGCTGCTCACGTTTGCCTTTGATCTCGTAGTACGCCGCAAAATGGATGAACTCATCATCCGTTAATTCTTGCCGCAGCTGGCTGACGGTCTTGCCTAGTTCTGTCGCCAGGAAGAACTCAAAGTACAGCCAGCTGTCGGCCTCTAGTCGTTTTTTGCGGTCTCCAGTGTCTCGGTCTGCCCGAGGCCAAACAGGAACAGCTCAAGGTCGTTGAGCACCGCTTCAGGCAGCTCACGTTGCAGCTTCACCGCATCAGCCGGCGCAAAGGCCTTCGAGCCGTCCTCAAGTTCAGCCTTTTGGCACAGCATCTGGGTGCTGATGTCAAGCGCCTCATCGGTGCCGGCAAGACCGCTGGCACGCTTGCGATCAGCGCGGGTGATCGGCGTGAAGTACAACGACATCACCACCGTGCCATCGTCTTTCTTCACATCAAACCGCCGGCGAGCGGTGAGATCAAAAGCACCGGTGAGCAGGTCAACGGTGCGTGGTGTTGCAGCAGGCATCAGATGTCGAGCGTGATCGTTCCGGTTGTGGTGAAGTTGATCGTCACCACTTGAAGCTCACCAACCGTAGCACCGTATTCAGCCGAGTTGATCACGATGGTGCCGGTGATCTTCTTGCCGCCGGTTTCGTCAAGATACAGCTCAATGGCTGCATTACCTTCATCGGTGGCGGTGTTGACATCCTTCAGCATGTCCAGCTTGTCGCCAGACCCTGGGGCGTCATACATCACCTCCATGGTGCCGGTACCAGCCAGCAGGCCGCCGACATTGGCCTTGTAGGTGGCGCCTTGAGCGGTGGTCTCAAGGACATCCTTCTCAACGGTCATCGACCATGACCGGACTGCAGCGATCTCGGAAAGACCGGCGCCGCTGTCCTTGTCGAAGAAGACCGTGCCTTGTTGCCCGCGATAGAAAGCCATGATCAGATCGAGGTGGTGATGGTGCCGGTGGTCGTGAAATTGCAGGTGATGGTTTCGATCTCACCCACGGTGGCGCCATACTCGGCGCTGGTGATCAGGCCTGCGAAGCTGATCTTCTTGGTGCCGGTGGTATCAAGGAACAGCTCAAACGTCGCTACCGCTTGATCGGTGGCGGTGTTGGCAGCCTCAATGAAGGCATTGGTTTCATCAGCACTGGAGGCGGTATAAAGCACCTCGACGGTGCCAGATCCACCGATCAATCCACCGATGTTTGACTTGTATGTCGCGCCCAGTGCTGTGGTTTCAAGCACGTCCTTTTCGATGGTCATTGACCACGAGCGGGTGGAGGCGATGGTGGTGTTGGCAGAGCCGGCATCGTCAAACTTGACGGAGCCCTGTTCGCCGCGATAGAAGGCCATGGTTAGAGATCCTCGAAGGTTTGGAAGGTCATCCTGACCTGTGACTGAAAGTACCCTTCAGGAGACGGCGCAGCCACCACCTCTGGGCCGGTTGGCGGATCGAAGTGGACCCCCGATACGATGACCCTATTGTAGAGATCCCGCACACGCTTGCCGATCACAAGGTTGGCGCCAGGTCCTGCACCTTGCGGGGTGAAGATATTGATGACGACAATGCCGATGGCGCTATTGTTGCTGCCGGTGGTGCCGCCCATCGTCAGGTAGTTGTTAACGCCGAAGCTGATCAAGCATTGCGCCCAGCTGCTGTTTGGCGTTGGGTTGTAGGGCTGGTTATGAAACACCACCGGAATGACCGGCGCTGCTGCCAGCTCAGTGGCTAGTCGACCTTCGACGATGGCGCGGATGCTGTTGAGGTCCAATGCTGCCATCAGTCGGTCCTCCCGATGCGATCAGCTGCCTGCCGAGCCCAGTCAGCCATCTCACGGGCGATCAGGTCGGGATATCCCACCTCGATTTGAGGCGGCGGGCCAGTAACGGGCTTGCCGTCAAGCATGGAATGACTGACGGATCGCCAGACTCCACCCCACGACGGCGGCAGGTTGGTGCCATACAGCACCGGCTCTGCATACGGCAGGCTGTTGTGGATGTGGTAGACATTGCCGGCGCGCTCGGTGCCGTAGTTCAGCCGGCGCGGTGGTGTGATGCCCGCTACGCCATTTTGCGGGCCTGGGTCGTAGCCGGGTGTGCTGTTCTCGCCGATTGACCAACTCATGCGCAGCCGTCCCGTATCGACTGGGCTGCCGTCCTTCAGCCTTCTGTCAGTCAGTAGCACCACCTCGCGCAGCAGCTGTTCGTACTTGTCCTGCGAGAAGTTACCGATCTGCGATAGGTTGATGCGACGCGCCATGATCAGGCCCTCAAGATCAGCTCGTAGGTGATCGGCTGGTTGTCTTGCTCGATGGTGGTGACCTTGATGACCTGATGCGTCACGGCATTGATCAGCACCTTGTCGGCAGTTGTTGGCGTGATGACCAGATCAGCGGCGGCGATGATCAGCCGCTTGTCGCTGGCCTGCACCAGCTCATTAACCTCACGCCTGTTGACGTCCTGCAACGTGCCGCGGATCGTGGTGTCGCTTGCAGTTTCTGACATCATGCCGGTGGTGGCGTTATAGGTGCCAAGCGTGATGCGACGGATCGTCACTGATCCGCCGAACTTCGCCATCAACTTGCTGGCAGTAGACCGTAGCGAGGTTGCAAGAGTCATAGTCGATAGGCGACGCAGTGGCCGTTCTGTAGCTCAATGCTGGTGAAGACGCCATACAGCGTGGTATGGGCGTTGAAGGTTTGCCCTGCCAGGGTGTTGCCGTCGTAGTTGACGGCGGTGATCGCCTGCACCTGCGTATTGCTGGTGAAGTGGATCGCGCACCAGCGGCCAGTATGCGGATCGGTGTCAGAAATGAAGGTTCCGCCTTTGGCGTAGTCAACGCCCCATACGGCTGAGTATGCGCTCATACCTTGTAAGCAACGACCTTGCCGCTGGCGAGTGTGACACTGGTGAAGACGCCCATGATGCTGTCGCCAGCATTGAGCGGCACTGATGTGAACGTATTGCCGGTCTGGTTGGCGATCACCGCCGAGGCGATCACCGCATCAGCTACGGCATACAGCTGCCAGAACCTACCGGTATGGGCGCTGGTGTCGCTGATGTACTCAAAGCCAAGGCTGTAGGCGCGGTCCATATCAGCTCCTGCGAATGGCGAAGTTCCCCGGTCCACTGAGTCTAAGACCGGTCAGGTATCGCTCCATGATCGGCGGCACCTTATCAGCACCGATGGCGCCATAGCCAAGGTTTGGCGTCACATCAAGGTTGCCGATCTTGACGTTCTTGTAGTCCTCCAGACCGCTCAACCCGATGCCGCTTGGATTGTTGTGCAGGTAGACCGCCAGCACCGCTTGAGCCTTCTTGATCTGATCGGGGATCTCAGTGTCGGTGAAATAGTCGGTGGTGATCCTAAATGGAAAGCCGACGGCGTAGGTGTTGATGTAGGTGTCAGGCTTGCGGACACCGGTACGAGGCCACTGCAGCGCCTGCGTATCAGTTGATCGCGCACCTAGGAACCGTTCGCGATCGAGGCGTTGTGTTGCGGTATAAAGCGCCCGGTTCTTTTGATCAGTCGTTGCTGATGCCCATGCGGTGACGTCAGCATCCTCGACAAAGCCATCAATGATGGCCTGCGCATCATTCAGCGTCAGGTAGGAGTTGGCGTTGACGCCCCCTGCCGTTGCGTCGATTGCGATGGCCATCGGTCTGATCCTCTGCTGTCAGTGTAGGCACCGGCTCTGATGCAGAAAGAGAGGCCACCTCCAGGGAGGCAGCCTCACGTTCACGCATCCGCCGGAAGGCGAATAGACCCATGTCAGACCTTGTAGATCACGACGGTGTTGGCAGCCGTCACCACCGCACGGAACGTGCTGGAGGTACCAGCTTCCACGATCGCATCACCGTTGACCGTAACGCCAGTGGCGCCAGCGAGCAGGGTGACATGGAACGTGGAGGTTCCGAGGTTGACGATGCTGAACTGAAAGCTGATGCCAACCACGTTTTGGTTGACAGCATCCAGTGCCGTGCAGATCTCAGCGCCGGTGGCGGTGGTCAGGTTGAACGCTGCCGTAGCAGTCGAAACCAGCACACCACCCAGCAGCTGGGCAGCAGTAGCGGTCTGGGCGCCGCTTGCTGCCAGCGTCGTGACGGTGGTCTTGCGGTAGGTGTTCCCGAAGGCGGGATTTTCCAGCTCAAAGATAGAAGCCATTGCTAGTTACCTCAGAAGTTGGAAGTGACAGTACCGCGCACGATACCAATGTTCTTGGTTTCGTACACCTTCGACCAGTTGCCGATGGTGGCAAGTTGCGCCTGTGTCGGGTTGGTGGTGCCGACGGTCCACTTAGCGCCGACCGGGTGGTAGCAGTAGTGCAGGTCGATCGACATGGCATCACTCTTGGCGAGGATGTCACGGTCGGTTTCGGTCCGCAGTGCCAGCTGCTCACCGGAGGCGATAGCGCCTTGGGTGAAGAAGTACACCGGATAGTTGGTGCTGGTCGGGGCAAGGTCGTCGGAGACGATGACGCGCAGACCCATATAGGTCGGCACCACGACTTCACCGTAGGCGTTCTGGATGCTGCCAGCAATGACCGGGGCAATGCCGGTAGTGGCAACAGTGCCGCCGCCGCGGGCTTCGGTGTTGGTGACATAATCAATGGCCTTGCGCTCCACCAGGTCGTAGTAAACGGCTGAATGAAGCGCAACAGCAGCGAGCTTGTCGCCTTGATCACCCAGCAGGCTGCGGGCCTTGGCCACCTGACGGGGACCCAGTGCCGTCATGCCGCTGGTGTCGAAGCGCAGCGCCGAGAAGGCCGGGCTATCGGAGCCGGTGAGGCTGCCGAACACACCTTCAAGGCACTTGATCAGGTCCTTCTGCCGTTGGTTGGCGACATAATCTGCCACCTTGGCGCCGATGGCAGCCATAGGGTCAGCGCCAGCAGCAAGTGCCGCAAGGTCGCGTGATTCCCATGCCTTGCCGCGATGCACGATCACGCCGACTTGCTTGTCAGCGGTGATCTTGCCAGGCGTCAGGCTGGTGCTGTCGGTCAGCACCTCGAAGTCACCGGTCAGGTTGGCCTTCCAGAAAGGCACATTGACGTAATCACCGCCTTCGGTGGCGTTCAGCTCCGCCATCGGCTGCACCACGCCGGATGCCAGGAAGGCATCGCGTTGAGTGGTGGCTTCGATGACGTACGGAGTGAAAACCTCGGGGATGATCACATCAGAGCGAAGTGTCGCCATGATGATTCCTCAGATAAAGAGATTGATGGTGGTGCGGGCGCAGCCCAGTATCACCAGCGCAGCCGGTTGTGATTATGTTAGCGACCCGCTGCAGCTTTGAGCCGATCGTACAAGTCACGATCGGTACGATAGAGCCTTGATTGTTCGGTCAGGTTGAATGATTCCGGCGCAAATGGATTCTTGATGCCGATCGTTGCGGTGGCGCTACCGCCAGCTGGTGCGCCGCCGCCTTGCGGTCGTGGTTGCTTCTGCATCCATGCCGGCAGGGTCTTGGCCCATTCGCTGACCGGTTTGCGCTCGTAGCCATCAACCACGACGACGGTGCCATCCGGGTCGCGTTCGATTGATTCTGGCTTCAGCTTGGTCTTCAGCACCAGATCAGGATCATGCACGATGTCGGCCAATGCCGTCACGGCTGGAGCGATGAGTTCAAGCTCCCGAACGCGGATTTCAAGGTCAGCAATGCGCTGGTCCTTCTGCGCCGTCGCCTCACGGAACTGCTGCTCCAAAGCCTGCCGGGCTTCTTGGTATTTTCCTTGGGCTTCAAGTTCAGATTGCTCGGCGCGGCGCTTGAACTCAAGGAGCTCGTTGACATCGACACCATCCGGCAGCTTGGTTTTCTTTGCAGCGCGCAGTTCAGCGATCAGCTCTTGATTCTTGCGCTCCAATGCCTCGACACTGCGTTGCAGTGCTTCGGTATTGTCACCCCCGGTAGCCGCAGGCTCCTGGGTGTTGAGTTCATCGGACATTGATAACCCGCAGGGTCAGTTACTGTTGCAGTGTATCGGAGCAGGCATGGAGATCATCAAGCAGAACCCAGACGGGCTTGGATCACGCGATCTACGGCATGTACTGTCGAACGTAATCGACATCGACGAAGATGGCAATGAAGTGCTGACTTTTGCTGCTGTCGGCAACCTGCATCTGTCAAGAGTGGTCGCCATCGCCCGTGATGAGGATGGCGACCTGCTGCTGATCACCGACCACGCGCAGGCGGTGATGGAACAACTCGGCAGCTGGGATGATTTCGTGGCAGATTGATCAGGCCTTACGGCGACGACCGGTGCTGCGCTTGGATTCCATCCGCCGCACCTTGGCTTGTGCAGATTGATAAGCCTTGACGTTGGCGCGGATGTTCTTGGCGCCGGCATCTGTGCGCTTGCCAAGGCCTCGTGCGCTGGTGCGACCACCGGCCAGCATCTTGGCTTCACGGGCCTTGCTGGTGGCAGCCTTGTAAGCAGCCTTAGCCCTACGACCTGCCGCTACTTGATTCTTCATGCCAGCGGCTTTCTTCTTCCCGCCGCCGCCAGACTTCTTCCCGCCTCCACCTTTCTTTCCGCCTCCACCTCCACCGCCGGAGAACCGACCGCGTGAGTCCCTGGAGTAGGTCCGTGCCATGGTGACTACCGTAACTGAACTAAGTCTAGTCTCACCACTTTGTGCGATCTGCCCAATATGCAGCCGACATCTTGCCTTTGGCTATGTTGGCGGCATGGCGCGCCTTGAATGATGCCCGTCTGGTTTTGGCTGCTGCCGATTCTCCTGTTCGCGCTGGTGAGCCTGATACGCCCTGCTGACCGAACCTGATCAGCTTGATGGTATCGCCTTCCTTGGCGAGTACCGCATGAGACTTCTTCGGGTGTGATGGTGTCCGCTTCGGCTTGTTGTAGCCGTCGAACTGTTCGCCGCGGTAGGTGATGCTCATGATCCCTTCAACCGTCGTTGGCGAGTTGTGCGCGAAGGGTTGACTCGTGCTTTTGGTGCTGACTGTCCTATGGCTTGATTCACTTCACGGAAGTATCGCGCATCGGATTTAGCCAGCTCGCGCAATGTGCCCCGAAGTGCATCGCTGACACGTCGATTGGTAGTGCCGGCGCCAGCGGTCGAGGTGGGCCTTGTCGCTGCTGCGCCGCGCTTGACATTGCGCCTGATGATGCGCATCCCCGCGACATTGCCGCCGAGTGAATAAACTCGCTGCTGTTCAGCCTTGTAGAGCGCCCTTTGGCCGCGCTTCAAGGCTCTTGTCATGCTGCCGCCTTTTGGTGCAGGAGCTGGCGGCCTTGATCGACGAATCACGCCGCCACTGCCGCCACTGCCGCCGGCAAACCGACCTTTAGAGTCTCGAACGAAATTACGAACGCCCATCACTTCCTCTTGCGTGGCTTGGCGGCTTCAGATAGAGCAATGGCTATGGCCTGCTTCCGGCTTGTCACCTTGCCGCCCTTGCCGGGGCCTGGCTTGCCGGTGCGTAGTGTTCCCCGCTTGTACTCGCCCATCACCTTCCCTACCTTGTCCTTCTTCTTCGCCATCACCGATCGAGCAACCTTGCGTCAATGCTAAGCCGGAGCGGGTGTACCAAGCGCCAGAGCCGTCAGGTTGCTCGACATACCGGCACTCGACACCATCATGCACGATGAACTCAGACGCCTTGCGGCCATCGGCGTAGGTGTACTTAAGGTTCGGCAGGTCCATATCGCTTGCGGAGCTGCGCCAAGGTTAGCTCTGAGCCATCATCACGCACCAGCTTGGCGATAGCGGTTTGCGGACCGTGCTGTTGAGATAACCTGCGGAAGTATGCCGCCTTGCCGGTGCCGAGGATCTCGGCCTGCTCGGCCTGTGATTGCTTGGCCAGCCATTCGCCGTAGGTCGTGCCTGTTGGCACCATGCCGCCTGCTGCTGCCCGCTTCCCTTCCGGTGGTGGTGGGAAGCCAAGGGCCTCGTAGTCGATCACCGGCACCGTCGTACTGCGGCAGTTGAAGTGCTGCGGTGGTTTCGGGCCGCGGCCATACTCAAACTCCCGTCCATCCAGCGCCCGGCAGATTGAGCTGGTGCGGCTGTCTAGCGTCGCGACGTAACGGTACTTCTTCGTAATGTCCTGGTTGGCCTCGTAGACCTGCTGACTGGCGGCATTAGCGACCTGGTTGATGCTGGTGCGCACCAGCGCCATGACCTGATTGTTGGCGACAGCAGTGGATTGGCCGCCGCCAGCAATGATGCCCTTGATCGGTCGGGCTTCATTGAACTGCAGGTTGCCGATGAGTCTGCTGGCGATCGATGGCGTCGTCTCACCGCTCAACAGGCCATTGCGCACCACCTGCGAGAACTGCTCAGCCTGGCTGGTGGCGATGCCACGGAATGCCTTCTCGACTACCTCGCCATTGGGTAGCGTGATCGTCGCGCCACGGGCGGCAGTGAGGCTATAGGTGCCGGTGCCGGCTTGTGTCGCCAGCGCCTCTGGGCCATAGGCTGCCTTGAATAGGTCATCGCTCAAGGTGACCACATTCAGCTGCGTCGGGTCAGTGGTGACGACCGATTGCGCAAACTGCGGGCTGATCTCAACGGTATTGACAGCACTCCTTGCGCCAGCTGGTAAGGCGCGGCGGAGCTGATCGGTGACGAACTCAGATTGCAGCTGGGCGATGCCTTGCAGCTCGATGGCGGTTACTTCCGTGCTGCTGCCAGCCCATGTGCCGAGGCTGTCGCGCAGCTGCGCCAGGATGCCGCGGAGCCGTGCGGCCTTTACCGGTGCTGCAAGCTCATCAATGGTGCGCAGCTGGTTGACCGCATCGATGATGATGTCGTTGTAGCTGTTGATGATGCGCCGCGCCACGCTATTGCTGTAGCGGTTCAGATCAATCGCATTGCGGTACAGGACCGCCGGGGTGCTCATTGAAGGATGCCCAGATCCTCTGGGTTATATGTCGATCGGATGCTGACATTAGCGCCGTTCTGCATCGAATGGCTAACCAGCTCAGTGAATGCGGCGTAACCATCCTTGCCGTCTTCCATGATGATCTGTTCATCAACTTCCTTCGGCTTGCCGTCTTCGTACCAGCTGACGCGCACAATCGCCAGGATGTCATCCGGCAGGTTGCAGACGTGGTAGTCAAGCGTCTGCCGTCGTGGTTGCTTGGGTTCAATCATGATCATCAGATCGACGAGACGATCGGTCACCCAATCAAGCAGCCGGTATGTCAATGTCCTCACCATCGTTGGCCTCCATTTCAGAATCGACGTCAAAGTCATCACTGAAGACCTCGCCATCAGCAAGTTCCTTCAGCAGGGTTTCCTTGCCGATCACCTGCGCGGTGTAGAGCTCCCGCAGCTCCTTGATGTCAGCAGGTTCCAGCCTGGCGCCAACGAAGTCGCGGTTGACCGTGCTACTGCCAGCGGTGTTGCCTTGACCGAGGTATTGCGCATGGTATTGCAGGCAGTTGTCGATCATGTCCTGCACGTTCTGCGCGATGACCATCATCGTGCTATCACCTTGACTGCGGTCGATGCGCTTCGCCTCGGCGGTTTCGGCTGACAGCTTCTGCCCTAGCACTGCCGACAGACCCAGCTCATTGATCTGCATGGCGATCCCTTCGAGCCGCTTGAATTGCGCCTCAAAGCTGCGACCTGCAGGCTCGATGTACTCGGCGCGGCCTTCGGCTGGAAAGGCGATCGCTTCACCGGGTCCGGCGGAGACCTCCTCGGCGCTGCTCGGGAAGCCGTAAAACGCCAGCATCGGCACGGCGCTGATGTGCAGCTGGTTGTCGAGGTCAGACTGCACCTGATACGCTTTCAGGTTGAGCTCGGCGATATCCTCCAGCGGAGGCCGTGACTCCATGAAGCCCAGCCGGTTGGCATAGGCGACGCTGAACGGGATCTCGCTGATGGTGGTGGTGCCTTCATCAACGACCTCAAAGTCGCCGGTGTCCTTCTTCTGATGCAGCTGGTACTGACCAGGCGTCAACACACGGATCTGATCGACTACCTTCTCGCCGTAGGTGCCATCAGGGATCGTGACGGTTTCAGCAAGGCGCAGCATGGTCAACTGCTGCTGGCCTTCCTTGGTCTCTGATCGCCAGCCGAGGATCTGCCGTGGTGTGTAGGTGCACCAGTACGGGCGACCGCCATCAGATGGTGCATCAACGAGCACACCGATGTGGCCATAACGGACCATCTTGCGGGTGGTCTCATAGGTCCAGACATTCAGGTCATTGCCCTGCATGTCAACATCAAACAGCTGCTCGCGGATGGCATCGCTGGTGTCATTGAGCCGCACCGGCTTGCGGGTCAACATGCCCGCCAGCATCCGCTCCAATCGCTGGTAGTACGGCGGGCAGACGCTACGGGCCAGACGGTTGTCGTAGCTTTCGTCCTGCTCGCGGGGCTCCTGCGGCAGGTAGCGGCGATGCTTGCGCCTCATGCCGTAGGTGCCCTGCATCAGATCCTCAATCAGGATCCAATGCGGCTCCATCGCATACCACGCTGCAGCCGCATCATTGACCGCCGTGACAGGCCGTTGCGATTGCGGACGGTCGTAGTAGTTGAAGCCGGTGTACATGGTCAGTACAAGCGAATACCAGTGCCGCGACCGGCGGAGGCATGAAGCGGGTTGAACTCACGCCATACCAGGTAGCCGAGTGCATCGTTCATGTGATCGAAGCCGGCATCCTTGTCAGGGTCTCCCTTGTCAGTGTAGGACTGCAGCTCCAAGCATTCGATCAGCCGCTGGCAGGACTGATGCACCTGCAGCCTGATCTCACCTTTGCCGTTCTCCAGCAATGCCTGCACTGCCGCGATGCGATCACGCACCGGTGGGTTGGCCTTGGGTGATTGGTTGCTGAAGCCATAGGACTCCAGGATCTGAATGTCGGTCTGGGTGGCGTTGGTGCTACGGCTGCTGCCGCTGGCGTCTGGGTAGATGTAGACGCGATGGGTTGGGTACCGCCGGCGGATCTCCTGCGCCAATGCATCAGTGTCATGCGCACCGCTGACCTCATCGACGACCGTCAGGCGCTTGGCATCACGGATCGCAATCACGGCAGACATCTTGCCGACGTTGAAGTCAATGCCGATCCGCAGCGGGTCATCGCTGATGTCCGGCAGATTGCTGAACACATGCTTGGCGCGATCGAACCTGTCATACACCTGCCCGGTGGTCAGGTTGACGAACTCACCATCGAGGTACGCTCGCAGCAGGCTCGGGTCGTAGTTGGCCTGCAGTCGCTCGATGAAGTCCGGCGGCAGATGTGGGTTGTCTGCCGTGCGCATTCGGATCAGCCGGCGATCAGTGCGGGCCTTGCTGTCATCACTGCCGAACGTCTTCCACATCCACCGGAAGCCTTCTGGTGTTGATGCAGCACCGAACTGCCGGATGTTGCCAGCCCGCAAGCGGCCAAGGATCTTAGGGAAGGCCTTGTCCGCAATGCTTGGCGTCACGGTGTCGATCTCATCCGCCAGTACCCACGCAAGGTTCAGACCGATGATGCGTGACCAATTCTCGAAGCTGCGGCACAGGATCTTCGTGTCGCCGCCAGGGAGATGCAGGATGTATTCCGGCAGCGGTGATGCTCTGAACGTATGGGGGATGCCGTAATCGTCGAGAAAGTTATCGAAGTCTGTCTGCCAGATGTCACGAATCAGCGGGCCGGTGGGCTCCATCACAGCACCGATGAACCCTTGATTGGCTGCGGCCATCATCACGGCCTTAGCGCATAATGCCCGCGTCTTGCCGGCGCCATACCCTGCGCTGATGCCCAGAATCTCGGTGCTGACATCATCAACGAAGGCCAGCTGACCGGGATGCAGGTCAGCGCGGATGGTGGCCAGCTGCTGATCCAGGTCCAGCATCGTCCGGCCTTGCTGCTCAAGCTGCAGCGCCGCCAGGCGTGCCGCGATCGGATCAACTAGGCGAGGCATTATGGCCAGTCTTCGCCGTGATCCTCAGCAGCAAATCACGCTCCACATCAGGCGGAAGGTTGGCATCAGCAATCGCCGATACAGCAGCCTCGATGCCTTCCTGCTTGGCGCGATTGGCTGCCGCGGTGTCGCTGTAGTGCTCGCGGAATGCAGGCGAGTGCGTCAGCATCCAGGTGGATGCCTTCATGTCGCCATTCTCGGCTTGTTCGGCAATCTTGTTGATCAGCCGCATTCCGCCTTTGGCGCGTCCGGCCTCAATAGCCACAGAAAGGGCAACTTCTTCCGGCGTAGGATTGGGGCCTTTTGCGTTTAAAAGCCATTGCCTCATGGACTCATATGTAACACCAGCTGCCGGCGCAATATGTTCAAGAGGTGCGCCAAACTCAGCGAGAAAGCGCACCTTCTTGATCACATCGTCGTTTAGTTTGTAATGACGACGGGCTGGTTTCACGCTCTGATCTGTACGGGCATCACAAGATAGATGTTATCAGCTTCACCCGGTGGCGCAATCACAACCGGCGTGGTTGATGAATTGGCGGAGATTTCCACCGTATCACCCGCCAGGTGCTTGAGGCCATCAAGCAGGTAATGCACGTTAGCCGCCAGCTTGGGCATGGTGCCATCAGCCAACACCGCCTCAGAGCCGCTGCTGGCATCCGTCTCGGACTGGATCTTGATGATGCCATCAGCCATCTCCAGCTTGACGATGCCGTTATGGCTGTCAGCGATGACTGCGATCCGCTCCAGACCGTGAATCAAGGTCTGCCGATCGCACGTTGCTGAATGCTTGAACGCTTCAGGCACCAGCGCCCTGGCGTTCGGGTACTTGCCATCGAGGATGGTGGAAAGCACTTGGGTGCCATCAGCAAGACCCAGCACCGCGTGACGGTTGTCGGTGGCGAGTGTTGCAGGTTGCCGCACCATGGCAAGCGCCTTGGCGGGAATCACCAGATCCATCTCAGCCGCTGCTGATGGGATGCTGCGCATCACGAGCCGATGGCCGTCGGTGGCCTCCATGCGGATGGTGTCACCATCGGCGGTGACGTGGATGCCGCAGAGGATCTGCTTTGACGCGTCGGTGCTGACGACCGGCAGCATGGCCGCCAGTGGCCCTGAGAGGTCGATGGGAGCGCCTGCAGCAGCATCCACCGCCGGAAGGTCGGGAAAGTCCTCTGCAGAGGCCACGGAGAGGCTGTAGGAGCCCGCTACGGCATCGATGGCGATGCGAGAGCCGTCAACGGTCAACGAGAGCGCCTCAGAGGCGTCCAGGCGGCTGATCAGGTCCGACAGCAGGCGATGCGGCACAACGGTGGCGCCGGGTGTGATGACGACAGCAGGAATCGATGCAGTGACGCCGGTGTCGAGGTCATAGGCACGAACGCGGAGGTTGCCATCAGTGGCGGTGAGCTCCACGCCGGCGAGGATCGGATGGGTCTTGCCGCTGCCGACAGCGCGTGATGTAACGCGCAAGGCATGGACAAGGTTTGATGCAGAAATTGTCAGCTTCATTGTGCTGCGGCTTCGGTGAGGGCGTTGATGATGTCGTCGTAATCAGCTTGGAAGGAGGCAACCAGCTCTGCCGGTATGGCAATCTGATCATCCTGTGCGTTGTCGCGGATGGCATTGGCATAGGCCTTGGCCATCTCCATGGCGTCATGCAGCCGATTGATCACCGGTTGCTGCTTGGCTGGAATGTTGATGAAGTCTGGTGATGACATAAGCCACGAGTGTTTCAACGTGCCGTTGGTTCAGATCATTGCGCATGAAGGCGCAGGCATCTGACACGAGGCGATGGTAATCGGCGGTCGAGATGCTGGCAACAGGAGCACTTAACACTCTGTCGCGAATGAGCGCCGAGCGGTTGGTGCCGAGCATGACGGCCTGCGCATCGATGATCTGCAGGTCGACAAGCGACATACGGATCTTGACTTCTTGCTGAAGCATGGGTTTGAGGGCTTCGGACGCAAAACCCTAGTCCACCACAGGCGTCGGACGCAAACTGGCCATTGTCGGACGCAAAAATCCCAGTCATACCAAGGGAGGACGCAAAATCGCCATTTTCCCTATCCC